GGTGAGATACCAGATTTGACGATTGACGTCCATTCTCCGAGCCCCAGCCCGCGACCCGCGGTTGTTGAGGCTAAAGCCCCGCTACCCATGCCGGTGTCTGGGTCTTCCATATTGGTCGGCACTGGCGTGCCGATTATAACTGAACGTGAGCGAATGCTTATGGATCAGTTGACGGAGATGAAGAAGATGATGGACCTCATGAGGCAGCAGCTGAATGCTGTTGTCCCCGCCCACCAATTGGTGTCGGCTCGTGTTCAGAAGGAACACGCCGAGCTTTCAGAGTTATCTGAAGTGGCGAAGGAAGTGGCGAGGCAAGAGTCGCGCGATGACGCGAAGAGGCGTACTGAAAGCAAATCGTACGCAGCCACTGAGCCTGTCGTAACAACGATGGGCCCTGCCAGTGTCCCCAGTGGAGATCCTTCGGGAACCATTCGGGTTGACCCTGATGACGATGTATTAGTGGAAGCTACCTCCCCGGTGCTTTCACGAAAAGGGCATGAGCGCAATTTGCTTTTGCGCTTGCCTGAGAACTACGATGGTGATGGCACGTTGCCTGACCCTGAAGTAGTGGAGGACCTGTGGAGGTCTGATGTACAGAATCAGATCGCCATAGCGGTTGCTGCCTCATTAGGGCCAACCACTACAGGAACTGCCGCTCGGTATAGCGGTGAGCTTGTTAGGTTTGCATCGTCGGTGAACTCATATGATACCGTAGGGCGGTGCGGGATGCAAGAGATCCGCGCCATTAGTAGTATGAGTACAATAGTGTTTTCGATGAAACATCCGGTCCGCACGGTTTGGTGCTCCAAGTGCGTGCAATGTCCACTACACAAGGACCGTGATTACGAAAATTGCCCTAATTGTCGCTTACGCAAGACACAAGCATGTGATCTTTGCACAGTAGTATTTCCGCTGCCAGCGGAATTTAGCGACGTGTATGGTGGCGTCACCCCTTTCTTGAAGCAGAACAAGCTTTGGACTGTGGTTAACACTATAAGGACACGGGGTGTGTCCTTGTGGAGTAAGATGCGAGCGCGTGCTGAACCAGCCGTGATATCGCTAGGCGCTACAGTAGCCGATAGGAGCGGTAAAGCTCTGACCCGGCTGCGGGGTGCTACGCTGAAGGAGAAGATTGTGATGGTCACGACGGCCGTCACTCTCACAGCGGGCATTGCTGGTACAGCTTACGCTGTGAAGCACTGGGATGATCAAGCCCCAGCCACTCATGCGCAAGTCGGTTACAACTATTTCCGACAGGCCAAACACGCACGTGCCAACTATCGCCACTTGATGAACAAGTCGGCTGGATATAATAAGGGCGGTGGTGTTAGTGGCAAATGGAAGTCCGGTGAGAAGAAATTCACGAAGAAACGTGGAGTCACCGCTATCTTCTGGTATGGCGAGCCTGCCATCATGACGAATGATGGGCGGGTCGTCGAGATTTGGTCGGCCAATGGAGATTGGGAGCCTCTGCAGTATGACGCAGACGACTTCTTCGCTGATAACGGTCCTGGTGTTAATGATCGCTATGATATGGATCAACAGGATTTGGCGAATTGGCTTGATGAACAAGACCGATTGGAAGGCTCCGAGTTTGGAGAGTCCAAGGCTGCGAACGCGGCCATGAGGGATCTGGCAAAGGCCTACCCTCGCCCATATAAGGCGCAAGCAGCGCTGCAAGATAAGTACGAGATTCCCGTCGAGAAGAAGTTCCTCGAAGGTAGCTCTTCCACCATAGTGAATAAGGTGGATGGCGTCGTGGTTTTCCAGGCGCATACCGGTGCAACCGGCGTACCTATTGAAATTATAAGGTCGGTAGTCATTTGTGCATTCAAACTTGGTGCACGAACGCAGTGGGGCATGGGATATTTTGCACAGGGGTGCTTTATTACCAGCCATCACGGCACTTCTATCGGCGGGCAAACAGTCTCCGAGATAAGGTGGGTGACCGCTAATGGCGTCCAGACGGGCGTCTTTGGGTCAGCGCAGATTGAACATGGATTTGTTCACGGCGATGTGATCGCTATTCCTGCGCCTTCTACCATGCCTCAGCCTAAGAACCTGAAGATTGGCATGGCAAACGTTGGCAACGCTGTCATCGTTTGTGATCCAGCACCCACCCACGACCGGCTTAAAACAATGACGCCGGCGACTATAGTTGGAACAGAGCAGTCCCTCATTGGCGGCAAAACTGTCGTCACTTTCCGCTACCACATCGCAACTACGAGTGGGTCTAGTGGATGTCCAGCTATATTGGTCAGCGCCGGTGGCGGGATTGCCGTCGGCGGGACGCACATTGGCACTGGTGAAAGTGGTGCTGTGTGTCAGGGCTTTGACCAACCTCTGCTCGATTACCTGCTGCGGCAGACGAAGATGCAGAGGGTCTTGGGTATTGAACAAAAGGATGACGAGGTAAAGGTGCCTGTCGTCGAGAAGTCCGTCACTGCAACAATCGGTGGCGTTAAATCAACAGCTGTGCTGCCTCAGTCCCTAGAGGTTAAGCGGAATATGTGCACTTTTGCTGGGTGCAAATTCAGTATGGCTGGAGCGGTGTTTCCACACGGCTCGCGTGTCTGCTACAATGACACTAAGTGCTTCAAGTTCAATAGTGGCGGAATATGCCACTTCACACACACCGGTACGCCCAAGGGGCGTGGTGCGGGTCGATGCGCCGTTGCTGGATGCAAGGTGCCGAAATCGATTCTCGCGGAGAAACCGAAACATTGTCCCGTGTGTAGTGAAACAGCAGATTGGAAAGCGTGCACACAGAAAGGTGTGCACCACGCAACGTTGCGTAAGAAGGTTTCTGGATCGGCTGATCCTCAGCCTTTAAACCAATCTGGCTCGCCTGCGCCCGTGGCCTCCCCTCGTGGGTTGACATAGGCCGCAGTGCGGTAAGTCCCACCCCTTCACGTCTGTATGGGCGCTTCAAGCCCAGTGATCGGTTGTTCTCCAATTGTCCGTACTTTACAGAGTACACCCGGATTGATGATCCAAATAAGTTTGCGCCTGGCTTTAATGGCATGTACTCGTATCCAGTGAGGGATGTCGAGTCTGTTTATAAGTCAGTGGCCAAGTACGAGCGAAGCTCTCCCTCATATGACAAGATCATTTGGGATTTGGCTTGGTCGCACACTTATGAGATGTTTGCATCACAATTACGGGGCGTGAAGCTCGTTAAGTATACGCTTGAAGAGGCTCTATCTTACGTTACGCGGTCCAAGTCACCTGGCTGGCCGCTTAACCTTCGGTATCCCACCAAAGGCCAATACTACGATTCCGCCGAATCCCAACCAGCGCTCGACGCTTTCGACGCTGGTCTACTTTCCGAGGAGCCTGTTCGCTTTATTGAGACCATGTTCCTGAAGTATGAGATGCGTCCCACGGAGAAGTGCGGCACTGGAAGTGCTCGCGCCGTGTGGATCCAAAACGCTACTGCAGTGTTGTGGGCAACCATGTACCTTAAGAACCTAGACCATAGATTGACTGATAGTTCTGATACATGCTTGCGCGCCGGGCACGTTAGTGCAGTTGGCATGTCGCCCTTTGGCGGCTCATTCGCCCGGATGGCGGTCTACAAAGATACACATGTGTGTGTGGAGACCGATGCTACTGCCTGTGATACTACCATATTCCCTGAAGCTTTGATGCAGATTGCTCGGCTTAAGGTGAAACTGTACGAGTATGACGGCGACAACGAGAAGAAAGTTCTCGCCTATTATAAGATGCTATCGTGCAACTTTGTCATATTCCCTGATAACTCCGTGGGTTTCCGTAGTAGCGGCAATCCAAGTGGTCAAAGTTCGACCACTACTGACAACACTTTGTGGTCGGGGTTCACCAATGTTTATGCCACTATCAAGGTGATAATGAAGGTGATTGCTAAACCGCAATATGCTCTCAAGTGGTATCGCGATAATGTTAAGATTTTCGCATTTGGTGATGATGTGTTGATGCTCGTTGCTCTGTTGGCGAAGTTGCCTCCAGACTTCTGGGATGATTATGCCATGGTGGCCTATATGGACCTTGGTGTCATCTTCACACTCTCTACGCCGCGCGCAATCACTGGATGTAAGTGGTTGAATTTCCACTGGGCCTCCCGAGGGGGCAGGTGGTACCCCGCGCTTGACAATTGTAAAATGATTAATTCGCTTATGCTGCGTGTCGGTGATGTCACACCGTCTAATACGCTCGAGCGTGTTGTTGGCATGCGTAACATGGCCTATGGCGATCTTGAACTGTTTGGGTTCTTGACTCGTTTTGCGGCCTACATGTTTGCCACCAACCAACTTGATCATCTCCGGGTCGGCCTTTTGACCGAACCGGAGTTGGACCGGCTGTACCATGGTACAGTCCTCGATTGGGATCGTGCCGCGGAACGGCGGCTACTCTATGATATGATTGATCAGATCGGTGATCTATGCGCCCCGATCGACGCATAAGGAATCTTTCTAGGGTACAGTTACCACACTGGACGATCAAGTTCTCTCTCAAACCCAGTATTCTAAACTCACAGATCTCGAACTCGAACTCCTAGCTGAAGAACAAGCAGAGGAGGAAATGGGTAAGATTCGTGGGCCTAAGAAGACTGGCTTCTCCGGCGCCGTAAATTCGGCGTTCGTTAGTGCCTTGCGTGCTGCTGGTGGTCGCAGCTTGCGGATGAATACTCCCGCAGGCCGTGTGATCACAGCCCGCCACGCCCGCCTGATGAGGGCTGCTTCTGTGTTGAAGCAGCCTCGGCCATCTACCGTCCCCGCCGGCAATCGGTTGCGTCGCCGTGTGCCACTCCCTGTGTCACACCGCCCACCGACTGCCGCCGGTTCGAAACCGAAGGTTGCTGCCCGCCGTAAAGGCGGGCCCGTAATCGGTGTCCCAGTTGCCTACAACCAGGCATCCCACCGTTCCTTCCTCCACACCAAGACTATGGGTAATGGTGAAGCTATGGTTGTGACTGGCAAAGATCGCCTCCAACTAATCACCATAGGAGACAACACGTTGGGTCGTGAAATCTTCGCAGTGGACATCAATCCACTTGCCCTTGGCGGTGAGAAAATTCGCCGCTTCGCTTCGTGCTTCGACCAATTCCAAGTTGAGGAGTGCATGATGCACATGGAACACTCCTTGGGAACAGCCACTGATGGCGCCATTCAGATGGCGTTTATCATGGACAGTACGGATATCCTTCCGGAAAATGAAACTGGTCTGAAGGCCGTTGTCGCAGCTCAAGGCTCCGTCAATGGTTCGCTCTATATGTCACACTCGTGTCGTATGCCTAAGCCTATGTCTGGCCGCTACTACATTGAGGGTGACGCAGTAACTGATAGCGACCGCCGCCTGACTCAGGCCGCTCGCTTCACGATGCGCATTGCAGTTCCTAGCAATGCCCTCGCTTCCACGCCCAATGCGACTATTGGAACAGCGTGGATCTCCTACCGTATTAAACTCTCACATCCCGTGATTCAGGAAAACTTTGTTGGTTCTTCTTCTTCCTTCGTGTACGACGTTAAGTCGCCTGTCAGTTGGGGGAACACGATCAGCACTGCAAATCTTGTCACCGATCCTAATTCCACCCCGTTTAACAACGCTGGTGTGGATGTGAGCGGAGTGACTCCCGCACACGGAATCCGTGGTGCGACGAATCCACTCACTTCGAACGCGTATCGCGTTCCTGTTGGGTCCTGGCAGGTCACTGTTAAAGTAGGAGTTAACAACGTGGCCGCTTCGACCTCAATCGGCACTTCGAACTACCTAGGTTTTGGGTTAGCTCAGTCGACCGATTCTGCAAATATCTCCGACACTGCCGGTTGGTATCCGAAAGCGTCAACTATCGACGCAACGAGTGGCCGGGGCGTTGCCTGTGGAGTTATCTCCAACCCTAGCTCGGGTGCCACTTCGATGCCGTCAGCTGACTTCGGCACCTCCTTCACTGTCGATGATGACAACGTGTACAACGGCGCCCTGGTGTGTCTATACTGGGACGTTGATGGATGGGCTGGGGCTTCGAGTCCGAACTCCACCACATTCATTAACCCGCAAGTCAACACGTCTTCCGTCTGGAACGCAGCGACCAAAGTGATAGTAACATTCACTCGCTGTTGGTCCAATGCATTCGGCGCAGGCAGCACGCCTCTCACTGTAAGAAATACCCACTCCGCGCTACTTGCGCGGCTCACTCGGCTTGAGGAGTTCCTCGCCGGTGAGGACCGACGTCGTGGTGAGTCTAAGAGTGAGGACGGTCCTGCACGCCCCCCCCCGCCCGGACCTGCAATTCCTGCCGTCCGTGGCCGTACTGAAAGTACTTCCTTAGTTAGTAAGCCTG